TTCTGATGGTACTAATGTTGTTGATACAGCATTCACAGATTTATCTTCAGATTATACACCACAGCTTTCAGCAGATTTAGATACTAATGGTAATAATATTATTATTGATAGTACAAAAGGCATTATAGATGAAAACTCTAATGAGCAAATTACATTTACAACCACTGGTTCAGCGGTTAATAATTTTGGTGTAACTAATGCAGGAACAGGTAATGCACCTTCACTTGCAGCAGTGGGTGGCGACACTAATATTGATTTTAATATCACACCAAAAGGAATTGGCAGAGCAACTTTCAATGGCCAAGGTAAAATTCAAAGTGTTGCAGAAAAAGTTACAACTGAAGCAACGGCTGCTACAGGAACTGTTAACTATGATGTTTTAACACAAGCAGTATGGAATTTCACAACAGATGCATCAGGTAACTGGACTTTAAACGTTAGAGGCGATGGATCAAATTCATTGGACTCAATCATGGATACAGGTGAATCTATTACAGTAGCGCACATTGTTTCTCAAGGTGGAACAGCTTATTACAATAGTGCTTTTACAATTGATGGATCAAGTGTTACTCCAGAGTGGCAAGGCGGAGAAGCCCCCACTGAAGGTAATGCAAGTTCATTAGATACATATACATATACAATTATTAAAACTGCAAGCGCAACGTTCACAGTGTTAGCAGCTCAAACGCAGTTTGCATAACATAAGGAGATAAGAAAGATGCCTTTAAAATCAACATTTGGAGCAGGAGCAGCAAGCGGATTTGGTGCTGGAGGTTCTGCAATTAATCCTTTTATTGTAGCAACAGGTGGAACAATAACCACTGTTGATACAGATTATAAAGTACACACATTCACAGGTCCTGGAACATTTTGTGTTTCAAAAATTGCAGTAGGTCCAACGGCTCCTACAAATAATATAGTTTCTTATATGGTAGTTGCAGGAGGTGGTGGTGGAGGTAGAGCAGCTGGTGGTGGTGGTGGAGCTGGTGGTTTTAGAGAAGGTAAAAGCCCTATAACTCCATATACAGCTAGTCCATTAAATGCTCCTACAGGTTTAGAAATTACAAGTAGGGGAGGAATAGCAGTTACAGTAGGTGGTGGTGGTGGAGCTCCTGGAAATCCACCGAATGATGGTGGACAAGGTAGTAATTCAATTTTTTCAAGTATAACATCTGCAGGTGGAGGATACGGAGGTGGTAGAGGTGATGCAGGAGCAAACGGTGGATCTGGTGGTGGATGGGGAGCTGATTCAGGGCACTATGATTTTTCAGGAACAGGTAATACACCTCCAACAAGTCCACCTCAAGGTCAACCTGGTGGTGGTCCAACTTCTCCAGGTCCTAATACTGTACCAACAGGAGTTTGTGCGGGTGCGGGTGGTGGTGGAGCTACGGCTACAGGATCTCCTTGGCCTGGTACAAGAGGAGCAGGAACACCTGGTGGTGCAGGAGTTTCAACAAGTATATCAGCTTCATCTGTAGCTTATGCTGGCGGCGGTGGTGGTGCTGGTAGCTCTATCGGTCCTAATACAGGAGGAAGTGGAGGAACAGGTGGTGGTGGAGCTGGTGGAAATAGTTCAACAGCTGGTGTAGCTGGAACAACTAATACTGGTGGAGGTGGTGGTGGATCAACAGTTTGTGGAGCTGCAGGCGGATCAGGTATAGTAATAATAAGATACAAATTTCAATAATTAATATGGTATTTACAACAAACAATAAATAAGATATAACGAGAATAATTATGGCACACTTTGCAAAAATATCAGAAAACAAGGAAGTACTTACAGTATTAACATTAAATAATTCAGATATGTTAAATGCTGAGGGTGTTGAAGATGAAACTGTAGGTCAACAATATTTAGAAACACATAATAATTGGCCTGCACAAATGTGGATTCAAACTTCATATAATACATCAGGTAATCAACATAGAGATGGGGGAACTGCATTTAGAGGAAATTATGCAGGTATAGGTTATACTTGGGACGAAGATGATAATATTTTCTGGCCTAAAAAACCTTATGCATCTTGGGTAAAATATAATGCAGAAGCTAGATGGCAATCACCAATCGGTGATTCTCCAGATAATCTAACTGATGAAGAAAAAGCAGCGGGTACTCATTATATGTGGGATGAAGTTGGTCAATCTTGGGATAAAACTTTCGAAGCATAATTGATCTAGATCAAATCTTTTTAATCATATTGACATTTTTGTATAAAAATATATAACAATTATATACATATAATAGTTATGAATAAGAAAGTATTAACAGAACAGTCCCTGTATTATGGAGATGTTTCAATGCCGGAACATTGGGAGATAGATAGAGTTGAACTAGTTCATCATATTTTACATTCTAGTTTAACCAATGAAAAATTACAATTTTCAAAAACTTATGATAAATTAAATACTTATATAAGAGACTTTATTGGTGTTAAACATAATATCAATTTAGTTAACAAATCAACGTGGGGAAATATTTATAAACCCAATGAGACAACAATTCCTTTATTAAATATAGACCCTGTAGATTTAAGAAACTCTCCGGACTTTACTATGCTTTACGGCGTTAAAGTTAAAGATTGTAATATTAAAATTTATTATGATGATAATAGACGTAAGGGAAGAAGTTGGGATATAGAACTTAAAAATAATATGTTCATAATGTTTCCATCAACGAATATGTATTACATAACTAATAATCAGAAAGATAATTTGAATTTTGTACAAACAATAACTTATGAATATATCTAATTATTACTGGTATTTTAAATCAGCTATACCTCCAAAAATTTGTGATGACATTATAAAATATGGATTAACACAATCAGAAACTATGGCACGAACAGGGGTTTATGGTGATAAAGAATTAACTAAAGACCAAATTAAAAATATGCAAAGAAAAAGAAAATCAGATTTAGTTTGGTTAAATGATACTTGGATTTATAAAGAATTACACCCTTACATTCATCAAGCTAATAAAGCTGCAGGATGGAATTTTGATTGGGATAGATCTGAATCTTGTCAGTTTACAAAATACAAACTCAATCAATACTATGATTGGCACTGTGATTCTTGGGACAAAGTATATGAAAAAGAAGGACCTGATAATGGTAAAATTCGAAAGCTATCTATGACTTGTCAATTAACCGATGGTTCAGAATATGAAGGTGGTGAACTAGAATTTGATTTTAGAAACTACGATCCACATATGAGAGAAGAAGCTAAACATTTGAAACAAGCAAAAGAAATATTACCTAAAGGAAGTATTATTGTCTTTCCATCATTTGTATGGCATAGAGTTAAACCTGTAACGAAAGGAACTAGATATTCATTGGTAATGTGGAATTTAGGCTACCCTTTTAAATAATATGTATATAAATAATTACTTTAACACAACTATTTGGTCTGAACAAAAACCAGAGTTTTTAAAATCTTTAACTAAAGCGACTAACAAATATATTAAAGCTGCTAAAAACTTTCCAGAAGCTAGAGCACATATAAAAAAATTTGGTGATTTTGGTAGATCATATCACTCAACACCTCTTACAGCTGATAATGATTTTAGAGATTTTAGAGATTATATTGGTCAAAAGTCTTGGGAATATTTAGATCATCAAGGTTTTGATATGCAACAATACACTACAATGTTTAGTGAATTATGGGTTCAAGAGTTTGCTAAAAAAGGAGGTGGTCATCACTCCGCGCACGTCCATTGGAATCAACATGTATCAGGATTCTATTTTTTAAAAGCAAGTGAAAAAACATCTATGCCAATATTTCACGAACCAAGAACAGGGGCTAGGTCTACTAAATTAAAAATGAAAACTAATTTAAAAGAAATCCTTAATGGAAATGAACTAGTTCACTTTAGACCCCAACCTGGAACATTACTTATATTTCCAGGTTATTTAGAACATGAATTTTCAGTAGATTTTGGAATAGAGCCTTTTAGATTTATCCACTGGAATATTCAAGCAGTACCAAAAGAGATGGCTAAAGATGTCGTTTAAAAAAAATAAATACGTAGTTATAAAACAAGCTATTGATAAAGATTTAGCTTTATTCTTATACAATTACTTTCATATGAAAAGACAAGTATTAGATACTTGTCGTAATGCTAGATTTATATCTCCTTATGAAACATTATTAGGTGAGTATGAAGGAGCTGGTAGTCAAATCCCACATACCTATTCAAACTATTCTGACATAGCTATGGAAACTTTAATGTTAAAGTGTCAACCTATTATGGAAAAGACTACAGGATTAAAACTATATCCAGCTTATACTTATGCAAGGATTTATAAAAAAGGTGATATTCTTAAAAGACATAAAGATAGATTTAGTTGTGAAATATCTACTACTATGAATTTAGGGGGTGATGATTGGACTATTTATTTAGAGCCATCAGGAGAAGTTGGCAAAAAAGGTATTAAAGTAGATTTAAAACCAGGAGACATGTTAGTCTATTCTGGTTGTGAACTAGAGCATTGGCGAGAAAAGTTTAAAGGTAAAGACTGTGCTCAAGCATTTCTGCATTATAACAACCGTAAAACACCTGGAGCGAAAGATAATATGTTTGACAAGCGTCCACATTTAGGTCTTCCCTCTTGGTTTAAACGATAATGTAATCTTATGATGGAGACAGTAATCCACCATACCTACTGTCTCCTTTATAAGAAATGAAGAATTTTTACAAAAAATTAAAAAATATTACATTAGCAAGTTTAAAACAAAAAAAGAATGAGTTATGGGACGCTGAAGGTGTATTACATAATCAATTATTAAAATTTGACTTACGTCCTTTAAAAAACAATGCCAAAGGAGGCTCTTTTAGAACTAAAGCAGATAAAATGGTCTTTGATATGAAAGATCAATTTATTGTAGTAGATACCGAGGAACTGCATCAATATCTAAAAGAAAATAATATCAAAGATGTCCATTTACAAGATTTGCTATCTAAGCTAGAGTGGAATATAATACTACCAAAATAACAAAAACCTTATATATTCAA